TATAACCATAATGTCTGGTGGGTCTTTATTGACCTGTCCTACAACTACCTGTGCGTGGATCGCCGCCGGAACTGGGTTATGTACAAATAACCGTGACGGTGATTAATCTGCGGGTAATAAAAAACAGGAGATTGAACAGTGGATAGAACCATGTATCTAGGAGCAAACGGCGGGGCCGGTCCAAGTCCCTCCGTGTGGGGATATGCCCCGGTGCTTGATGTAGTCTTGGACCCGAACGAGGGCTATGCGTTGCTCGTTGATTTCGTGAATGGCCTGCCGAATGTTGACAGTCAGGCCGCCGACGGGGGCGCTGGCGTTACTGCCGTCAGCGAACTGGGCGGTGCCTGCAAGATCACGACCGGCGGCACGGACAACAACGAAGCAATCGTGCAGTTCGGTGGTGCGGATGCCGCCGCCGTATTCCGTATCAGTGACGGTGCCGGGGAGCAGAAGAAACTGTTCTTCGAGTGCCGCGTCAAGGCCGATACGGTTACGGATGCCAAGGCGGGGTTCTTCGTCGGGCTGGCCGCGAGCGGCGTTGCCGCTGCGGATGGCTTGATTGCGGACGACGGTACTCTGGCCGATAAAGACCTGATCGGGTTTTTCAGGCCGGAGGGTGACGGTGACGGTGTGGACTTTGTATATCGCAAGAACGGTCAGGCAGTACAGACCGCGATTGCGGATGTCGCCACTATCGCCGCCGATACTTACGTGAAACTCGGGTTTATCTATGATCCCGCTGCGGTCGCCAGCAAGAAAATCGCAGTATTCGTGAATGGTGTTGAACAGAACACCTATGTCACCGCCGCCAATATCGCGGCTGCGACTTTCCCGGATGCTGTACTGTTGCAGGCGGCTGCCGGAATTAAGACGGCTGAGGACGTGGATCACAATATCCAGCTTGGCGGATTTGTGCGCGTCCTTCAGCTTCGGTAATCCCGGTGTGTTTTCCCGGAGGGGGTTATGCTCCCTCCGGGGTTTTCCCTAACCCAGCCAGGGAGATAGAAGAATGAATGAACGAGATAAAGATTTTTTCACGGCGATCCTCGATACCCCGGAACTGCCCGACGGCCTGGAGGAAGCCTACGACGACCTGAAGCGGATGGCGGATCGTCAGTCGGTGACGCTCGGGCCTGATGTGCTTGTATTACTGGCGCGGAACCATATGACTGTCGTCACCCCGGATATTCCGGTGGAGCCTGAACTCGATACCCCGCCGATTGTGGTGGAGCATGGCCCGGCGGATATAGAACCGGAAGGGGAGCGGGTGATTGTACGTCAGGGCGATGGAGGCGTGAGGAACGGTGTATTACTGAAGCGGCTCAAGGGCAGGGATCGCGGTAAGGCGCGGGTGCGTTACGAGAATGACGATAAAGCGTTCCATGTTGTTCCGCTGGATCGTATTCTATAGAACATAATTCTATAGCGCATGTATAAGGACATAAACGGCGATGCCACAAAGTACACTGGCCCTTTCCTATACTGATCTGAAGCGCCATGTAGCGCGGTACATGCGCTATAACCCGGATAATCTTTCGACGGCGCAGGCTACGGAAGTCCAGGACATCATCGACCGTGGTTACCGGCAATTCCTGGTGCCACCGATTCACCATCAGTGGAGTTTTTTACGTCCCAAGGCAACCCTGGCGACGGCGGATGGTACGGCGGAATACGCGTTGCCCGATGCTTTCGCCAGTCTGCATGGAGACATCACTTATGCAGCGGAAGTATCCTCCCACCTTATCCGACCGGTCAGTGAAGAACTGATCCGGCAGAAGCAGCAGATCAGCGACCACGAAGGGAAGCCTGAAATCTGCGCGGTCTTTCCCGTATCCCCGACCGGATCGGTGGCACAGACCTGGAAAATCGTGTTCTGGCCTACCCCCGATGCTGCCTATACCCTGTATTACCGGTATGAAGTACTGCCGGATAAACTATCCGATTCCAACCCTTATCCGTATGGCGGCGCGGTACATGCCGAGACACTGCTTCAGTCGTGCCTGGCGGTCGCAGAACAGGCGGCCCACGAGGAACCGGGACTGCATACCGATTTATTCATGCACCGGCTGAAGGCCAGTATCATTCAGGATGAGGAAGTGTCCGCCGCAGATTACTACGGATATTGCGGTGATCCCGGCGACTCCCGGATATTCACCCCACGGATCGCCAGTGTCAGCTACGGTGCTTACAGCGTCTAACTCAAATGGCTAAACGCAAGTTAATTGAACTCCAGTTTCCGTTCGGCGGCCTCAGCCGGAACGACGGATACCAGCGTGAGCCGCCTTATACGACGGCGCGTTGCCAGAATGTCCGCCCGCGCTGCGTATTCGAGAATCGGAAGCGCGGCGGCAGCCGTCCGGGGGTGGCGCGGGTATTCTACGATCAGCTTGGCAGCGGGAATCCCGTGCGGCTGCTGAATCGAGTGACGACCGCCGAGGATACGACCCTGCATTCCTGGATTGACCAGTTTACGGATACCGCGTTCCTCGATGTCTGGTCCGTCGCGTCCTGGTTGAACGCCAGCCCCGGTCTATGGAATCATCTGGCGATAGTGCCAGCGGGCGGCCAGGATACCGGCCTGGTGCGCGATGCCCTCGCGGATTTCGATACCAGTAAACCCTACTCGATTCAGGTGTATATCGTACCGTTCCTCGGCAGCTACTACGGTACCTACAGTATTTTTGCCCGGATGGATAACTCCAGCCCGGATGCAACCCAGGACGGGATCGCCGCCCGTCTTACTATTTCCGGGGAGACCGGGACGTACTCCGGGAAACTGACCAGTTATGTCGGCGGCACTCCAACCGAATACGATTTCAGCGGCGGTTCAGTCGGGGCACCACTGTTCGGCTGGTTTGAAGTGGTGGTCAACGGAAATACCGTGACCTGCTTCTGGCGCGGCACTCAACTCGTCAGTCAGGCGGTGAGTGCGCATACCGGCACCCGGATAGGGTTCGGTGTCAAGCACACAGGGGATACCGGCGCTGCCCTGGTGGATGCGTTCGCGGTTTATCATCATCGCACCTACTCGGAAAATCTCAGCCGGGATGTGATTGTAGCGAGCGCGAATGGTGCGCTCTACAAGGATGATGCCCAGGGGGGTATGGACCTGGTATCGACCAGCCTGACCCTGGCGCATGACCGCCCCCTGAGCAGCGCCCAGCGGGGGCAGAAACTTTATATCGCGGATGACGGCAGGAAAAGGGCGGATGCCGACACCGGCACGATTGATGCCACTGGACTGCAACTGGATGATACGAACGTCAGTGATTGGACGACCCTCGGGATTGACGCGGACGACGATGTTGTTGTACTTACCAATGGCACTGGATCGGTTACTGACGGGGTGTACGGGATCGCCAGTGTATCCGCTGATTATGTGACGCTCGCCAGTGCTGCGGGCGGCAGTGGAAGCTGTTCCTATGAAATCAGGCGGGGGGCAAAGGTTTATGATCCGAAGGCCGATACCCTGACGCTTTGGTTTGCGGCCTCCGGTAAGGGGCAGGTACCCCAGGGGTGTCCGGTGATCTGCCGGTATCGCGACCGACTGGTTATGGCCGCCGACCGTATCTGGTATATGTCGAGACAGGGTGATCCGACCGACTGGAACTATGGTGCGAGTGCGGAGGATGTGGGACGTGCGGCAGCCGGGACCAGCAGTGAAGCCGGTATTCCGGGGTCGAAAATCCTGGCGCTGATACCGCATACGGATGACTACCTGATTCTCGGGTGTACAGACAGTATTTGGGTGATGCGCGGCGACCCGGCTTTCGGAGGCACCCTGGATGTGCTCGAACAGGAGACGGGTATCCTGCACCGTGATGCCTGGTGCTACGGGCCGAACGGGGAAACACTGTTTCTCGGGGCCGATGGACTGTATGTGATAGCGCCCGGCGCGAATACGCCGCCGCAGAAACTCAGCCACCGGCTGCCGGACGATTTTCAATTTCCGGTCGATGCCGGACAGACAGTGCAGATGGCGTATGACGAAGTATTCAATGGTGTGCTGTTTTCCGTCTCGCCGGAAGGTGGCTGGGGCACCGCTTCCTACTGGTTCGAGTGGGAGGACGGGACTTTCTGGCGAGACATTCTTCCCAGGCTGCGCCAGCCGACCGCAGTACTCGCGATTCGCGGTGATCTATACTCCCAGGGCGGGGTACTGCTCGGATGCCGCGACGGATACCTGCGGCGGTTCAGCCGGAATGATGCGACGGATGACGGCGATACCATTACATCCCTGGTATTCTTCGGCCCGATCAAACTCGGGGATGCCCAGTGGTTCGAGGGGATTATCCGGGAGATACAGACGAGCCTGGCCGAAGTTAGTGCAGACGTAGACTGGTTTGCGTTCTTCGGGACGCACCATGAAGTGATCTACAGTGAGAACTACACGGACTGGGGTACCTTCTATTCCCGGCTTAACTACAGTGTCCGCCCGAATGGTGTCGGTGGATCGTTTGCGCTCGCCCTCAGCAGTACACGCAAGGCAGCCTGGGCGGTGGAGATGATTCAGGCGGTGATCGACCGGCGGAAACACCAGAGGCTTCCGTAATGCTTTTTCATGCCAGCGTCAGAAGTCTGATTGAAGTACGCCAGGCACTCCAGGCGATCCAGCGGATTTTTCTTACGGAAATACCGCGTGTCTGGCTGAAGACCGCTGCACCGGGCGTGAACGACGATGAAACCAAGGGCTATCGGGCGGGAGACCGCTGGATAGATCCGACAAACAAGGATGCATACGCCGCCATTAAAGTTCCGGCGGGCAGTGCAGTCTGGAAAAAGACAACCCCGTAACGGGTAAACAGGAGAAACAGTAATGGACAAGGGAGCATGGAGCGCAAACACGAGTTCCGGTGAACTGGTGCCCGCCAATATACATCGCGGGAAAGTGGCGATATGCAGTAAATCCACTTCGGAAGTAACCTGGCTGGCGTTCGGTGAGGCCGCCGTCGTCGGTTCCGGGTTATTCGTGGAAGCGGGCGGCACCCTGGTGGTAGACGATCTTTCGATTGTATGCCTGGCGATCAACGGTATCACCGCCAGCGGAACGGCTGCGGGCGGCTACCAGGAGGCGTAAG